ACATTATAAAATTCCGTTATTAAGTCTTGAGTACTATAACTATTTATTAAATTAATTAAAGATTCATTCATATATTAATAAGGGTGGACGACCACCCAAATTAAGTTATTAGGCATGAAGTAAGCCTCTCACAACTCTTATTGCGAAAAAACCTACTGCTATTCCCCCTACTATAGGAATAGCTACGGGTAAAACACTTTGAAACATATCGCCAACCGCAGAAATAAACTCATCTAATACACCGGTTCCTGATCCATCAAACAATAAAGCAGTAATTTCACTATACATTTAAATCACCCCCTTTAATAAAGTTAATTTAATTACGCATACCGAATATTTAAATGTGGTGTAGTCGTCTTTTTTTCTATTCATATCTTTCAACCCAGGTAAAAATTAAAAATCTTATTAATCCAAATATTAAACCAAAACCAGATCCACCTAAAAACATATAAAAAATGAACCCATTTAATTGGTCAAAATATTCTGTACTCATACCTTTATAATTCTCCTTAGTAACAATACAATAAAATATACAAGTCCACAGATCCCAAATAACGGAAGAAAGAAACCGAAGAATTTTGTAAGTAGAAATTCAATATCGTTTATGTTCATCTTTTGTAGAGGAATAAACCAAATACTGTGAAAGAGAGAGAGAAGAGGAGAAGTCCGGCGGTGAGTCCAAAGGTACGTGTGAATCCAGATGTTGTTTGTTCGAATATATCAGAAGAAATAATAGAAATAGAATCAGAAGTATCAATAGATAAATATATAATAATATCATTTAATTTATCATCAATATTGTAAGTATTTTCATTAATTGATTCTAAACAATCAACATTTTCAGTACATTCTTCATTAGCTAAAACGGGAAAAAATAATAATAAAACTGAAATTAAAAAAATGTAAATTAAAATTAAGTAATAGTTTTGATTATCCATCTTGGTAATCGGGGGGATCGGTCGCCCAATCCCCCACATATTAAAAGTAACATATTATTTTATTACTTCAATATCAATTACCCTATAGTTATGAACTGTGGTTATATAAGGAGTATTTTTTGATGATATCTTTGCTACTTTTTTAGAAGAAAAAATACCATTAATTACTATCTTCTTCCCTTTTAGAGATTCAGTAATTTCAGGATTTTTTAAATCTAATTTATTGATCATATCTAATGGTACTTTTAATTCCAATAATCTTTCTTCTTGAGTTTCTGCCTTATTATTTTTAAGAATTAAAACAAAATAAATGACCTTTTCTCCTTTATCATTCTCAAAACTTCTATCTTCTATTTTTTCTATTGTTCTTTCTAAAACATCAAACAATTTAATCACCCCCTTTAATTAATTAATTATTATTTTCTAATATTGTATCCATCTAATAGGCAAGTAATTCTTAATAATTTTTCTTTATCATCTAATACGCTAGATGATATTATTCCTGCTATAGTTTCAAGTACAATTCTTTTTGCTATAGCGTCTATTTTGTCCATAAAATTTCCTTTTGTATCAAAATTGTTACATAAATCGTGCTGTTAGATAGACCGCACGATTTTTTCATTCTCCCACTCGCCCGAACCTTGCGGTTCCCGGGCGAGTGAAAGGGGGAGATTAGTTGTAATATCTGATGGAATAGCTAAATTAATATTAAATTCAATATTATCGTTCTGTACTCCTAAATTAATATCGTTAATATATTTTTTATATCTATATAAAGTCATTCTAGATACGTCTAAAATCTTTTCTATAACCTTTTCTGAATATTTTTGATGTAATTGCCAATATGTATTTAATCTCCCTGCTAAAGCTGGTTTATGAGCTTTGAAAAGTGATAATATTGCATCTTCTGTTGCAGTAAATGTGTTTTCGCCCTTTTTTATAAATTCTCTAAAAAATTGATTTAATAGATCTGTTATAAAAGCATTATCAATAAGTAGTCTGTAGTCATTATATTTTAATTTCTCTTTTATATATTTTCTCTTAATTGATACTTCAAATCTTAAAATGTTTTCAGACCAATTATATATACGTTCTGCATATTCTTGATCTTGTTTTAATAAATGTTTGTAATCGTGATTATAAAACTCTGGGTATTTTAAATAAAATTTAACATTATGATATTCGCCACCTAAAAAAGCTACACCATATGTATATCTTTGTGTTTTTTTTCTTGGAAATTCACAAGTTTCAAGATATTTCAATATTCTGTCGCATAATTCTGCATTAGGAAATTTCCAATTATAGCAAATATCAAATCTTGTTATTGTCCATGAATGAGGATCTGGAAATATTGTATTATATACAAAATTTAAATTGTCTTGTAGTAAATAAAGTGATGTTTCAATTTCTTCCGGATATAACATAAAAACATTGTGTCCATATATAAATTTAGGTAAAGATAATTCCAAATATATTTCTTGTCTGTCTTCGTACAAAAATAAATTTATGTTTCTATTAAAAGATCCTAAAGGTTTATATCCTCTATAATATACGAAATCAATTTCCTTAGAATTGGAATTATATCTTAAATTTACTTTAACACCTGTATTTATAATATCATTGAGTAATTTTTGTGTATATGGAATTTTAAATCTTACAGTATCTATCATAATGGTATATTCCTGTCTTTATGTTCCATTGATGACATTATAATTTCCGGTATCCCTAATTTTTTTGGATCCGGGAATAAATTTGGGAATTTTTCTTGAAATCTTTTTGGTAATACTACTTGACCTGTATCATAATAATGATGATATTTTTTTAGATTGTTATTAAAAAAATATTTTCTTTTTTTAATATAATTTTTTAAAAATATATTTTTTACTTCGTCATTAAAATATGTAGGATCTACTACCATCACAGTAAATAATTCTATTGGTTTAAATAATCTTTTTTCACACATATAGATATAATCTGCTGTTAATCTTAACTGTTTGTCTACTGCAGTAAAAATTTGTGCTGACATAAAAAGGTGTACATCTGTTTTTCTACTTTGATTTAGTGCATATATTAAATCCAGGTCAAAAGTTTTCCAATTCCTTGAATGAAACATAACAGGAACTTCATCAAGCATAAATAATGTTGGATTTTTATTTTCTAAAGTATTTTTAATTATTTTTTGTAATTCATCAAAGTATATAAATTCTGCTTTTACTCTTGTTTTTTTTCTTAAAAAACCATTATTTTTATATCCCCAACAAGCTACATTAGAATAGACTTTATAACCATTATTAAAAAAATACTGTGCGTCTTTAATCATTTGCAAAGTTTTACCAGATCCTTTTTTACCTACAAATAGTTTAATCATATTAATATAAATGACATAAAAAAAATGCCATACATTCACATAATTGTTTGAATGGCGGACTATCTTTTATACAAAGTAGTTCCTTGTTTTTATTATATATACTAGCGTAATATTTACCCTCGTAAAATTCTATTACATATTGGAAAGTCCTGTAATCATAATAATAATAGTTATCTTTTCTTTTAAAATTTTGGAATTTTATTGTAGGGCGGGTTTTTTGTTGTATCATTTGTGCGACCTTTTAATAATTTTATTATCTGGAATAAAATTATTCCTGTCAATAGTCCAAGTAACATTTAACCTCTTTTCGTTGTAACTTTAAAAAATGTCATAGCTACTTTGAGCATAAATAGCTGTATTTCAATTCCAACAATTATTCCGAGTACATATAAAAACATAGTTACAGGAAACAAAAAATTTACAATTCCAATTTTTGTAGCTAAATTACTTTCATATAATAATAAGTTTGTAGCTAATGTAACACTAGTATCTGGAAACATGTTTATTATTGATACTATTAAAATAGTAATTTTTGTTAGTATTGCATTTAATATATACATTAAAACCTTTGTCCTACTTTCACTACATAAATAAATAACATAAAACCTAAAACAATATCTATAAATACTCTTAAGGAATGTACTATTTCATCAAGAGAATCAGGAAAATCAATAACAAAGTCATCATCATAGTAAACACTACCGCTGTTGTCTATCGTAAGGGTAGGAATATAATCCACAGTATTGATTGTAAAGTCTTCATCTTTTAAGGCGAGAAGATAGCCGAATGGTGCTTTAACATACATAGAAGTGTAGATATAGTTTAGATTTTCAGCAAAGGTCATGGTATCTGTAGGAGATCCGAATATTGCATATACTAGATTGTCTACAAAATCAGTAAACCAATTGATTACATATTTTATCCAACAAAATATTTCAAATGTTCCACAGGCTTCTTCATTTGGTTCACCATTTACAATAGGTGCAATAGTTTCTGGTATATCTTCAGGTGCATAATTATCGGTATATGTGTAAGTATCTCCTGATCCTGTAATTGCTATAGGAATAATATTATATGTATCTGAAATGTCCCATACATTCATAGTTACAGTCCATGTACAAGTGGTATCAGGAATTATTTTTAAAGGAACATTATCAACATATCCTGTTGTGCTTGTTGTTGAATAATGATAACCCTCATAAAAATGATCTCCTAGCTTTGTCATACCTGTTGCATTATGATTAGAAAAAAATCTTACAACTGTAGGTAATATATCCGTATATTGATGAGTACCATCTGTACATAAGGGAGTATATTTTACTTGTGCCATACAGTTTTCACAAGTTTCTTTGAAATTAAGTATGTCATAAATCATTACATCAGTTTGTTGATCGTTATATCCTGTAAATACTATATTATTTGATGGTTCTGGATACACATATTGTTCACCACAACTTATATCATTGAAACATATTGCCATCTCATTTATTCCCCCATCAACACGACCTGAATAATTACTATAAGAAAATCCAAACGTTGGCGGATCTTTATCATTATTACCTAATATGTATGTATGATTATTATAATATTCAAGATTTAATTTTAAATAATAATATCTATCTGCATAAAATCTTACACCTGGATTTTTATATACTGTTATTCTATATACATGATCAGGATTCATATTAATCCAATGTGTAAAAGTACCATTCATTTGTGTATGTTCTTCTTCTGCTGATACATCATATGCTACATTATTATAAAAAGGCTCTGTCCATAGTGATTGAGATTGACAACTTGTATAATCTGAATATGTACATCTTTCAATCCTTGGCCCATAAGTAATTTTCCATTGTTCTATACCTGTAACAAATATAGACATAGAATAAGCTGTTCCTTCTACTGCTACATATCCTAAATCCTGATACATTAGTTGATAACCTGTTCCGTCATTAGTTCCGTCAAAAAGCCTATATGAATGTTCAATATGATCAGCATAAACGTCCGGAAATCCATCCGGCATTGGATCATATGCAAAGACTTTATATATTAAAACTCCAAATATTAAAAATATACCCAATATCGCCAAATATGTCTTAGTAAAAGATTTATTTATAATTATATTTTTAAACATTTAAGATCTTTCTCGTTACCTTTATTGCAAAAAATATTAGTGCTGAAACACTAGCAATTGGAATAATTACAACTATTGCTATAGGAATA